CGACGACGCTCTGCACGGCTCCGGCAATCGCGCCAGCCTTGGCGGACAGGCCGGAGAGCATGCCGCTTCCGGCTTTTCCGCCGGCGCTCTTGCCGGCGTTCTCGGCTGCGGAGTCGAACGCGTTGGCGATGGCCTTGCCCACTCCGGAGAGGGATGGCACGACCTGCACGTAAGCGGTCGCGACTGTGATTGCCATGATTGCCTCCTAGGTCATGTGCGCGGGCGACTGAGGATGTCGTCGATCTCGCTCGTGCTGAGCGCGACGCGCCCCGCGTCCACCCGTTCGTGCCTTTCCCAGGGGCGTGGGATGCGGCCGCGCCATTTCGCTCCCCTGTGGCTGGCTTCCTTGGTCTTGCTCCACGCCGTGAAGCCTGTCGCGTCTGCTATCTGGGCGAGCAGGAGAGTCTGCATGTCCCATTCTGCGCGCGGGTCGATGCGCCGCCACACGAGCGCCTGCTCGGGCAGGTTCGCGGCTAGGTCGGCGGCGCGCCGGATGCGCAGCCCGTGCCCGAGCTCGTCGAGGTCGAGCCCGTAGAAGCGTTGCATGTCGGCGCGCAAAGCGTCAGGGCATGCGTCGAGCATGCCCATGAGCGTCAGGATTTTGGGGCGGCCTCCTGGAGCACCTGTTCGACGAACTTCTCGACGGTCTCCATGCTCGTTCGCCCGGTCTGCGGGTCCTTGAGCGCCTGGCTGATCTCATGGACGCTGAGCCCGGTCAGGTCACGCAGGAACGGGACGATGGCGAACGGGTCGCCGCCCTCGTTCGCGTGCTGGAGGTTCCACAGGGATTCGATGAACTCGAGGTCGTCGAATCGTGACACGTCCACGTCGAACTCCAAGCCCATGACGTTCATGTGCCGGGGCTTGTCCGGCGGCTGCACCTTGGGCTTGTGGTCTTCAGTCTGCTTCCTTGCTGTCATTGCTTCCCCTTTGGATAAGTGGTGCCGCGCCCCCTCGTGAGGCTGGGTGCGCGGCGAGCGTCCGCCCGTCCTGTGTCAGGACTCGGAGGTCTTCGTGGACGACGTGGCGGCCGTCGTGGATGTCGTGGATGCGGTCGCGATGTACTCGCGGCTCGTGTCGCCGTCGATGAGCGGCGACGGGTTCGCGGTGAACGTCAGGTCGTAGACGATCGCGTCGCCGCTGTCGTACTGGGTGTCGCCGATCTCGGTGAGGACGGCGTCCGGGATGACGATGCGCTTGACGCGGTTGCCGGTGAGCAGCAGTTCGAGAACGAGCACGAGGCTCTCGCCCTTGGGCATCTTGTGGCGGATCTCGAGCGCATCCGTGCCGGTCACCGCGTCGGTGCCGTAGCGCAGCTTCATCGCGTCGGCGTTCGTCTCGAGGAGCGACAGCTGGAACGTCTCGCTGTAGCTCGTGATCTCGTTGAGCACCTGCGTGCCGTTCATGTCGTTCACGCTCGTCGTGTCCGTGTCGACGCTGTTCGTGACGCCGTCCTCCGACGTGTAGCCGGGCGTGCGGTACGCGTCCGGCAGCGCGGTGGTCGCGTCTGTCGGCAGCTCGGTGCCGGACGGCGCCCACCACAGCAGGCCGGTGGCCTTGCTGCGTCCTAGCGACACGTTCGCCTTGTTGACGGTCTTTCCTGAAGTGTCAGCCATGTTTCCTCCTTGGTCGCTTCAGATTCTGAGAATTCCTGCGGGTCATGCGCGGGCGCGCACGGCCTGTATGTTCGCCTGGTACCGGGGTCGTTGAGGCGGCCCCGGGTCAGGGTTCGGGTAGACGCTGAGGACTTCCACGCGCGCGATGTCAGGCTCGCCCCACATCTCCTCGAGACGCGGCAGCACGAGCCCCATCATCCAGTTGCCCGCGTCCTGCAGCGTGGGCGCTGTCACCTTCACGGTGAGGGTCGCCGTGTCACGCCAGGGTTCGAGCGAACCGCCGGCACGGCTCACGGTGGTGAAACCGTCGGCCGTGCCTGCATGCGGTTCGACGCACGCGGCTGGGCATGTCCCGGCGATGGCCTTGTCGGCGTTGAGCCATTCGCAGCATTCCACTTCGATGAGCTTCACTGCGTGCCCCCGACGGCGGCCTTGAGGAGCGTGTCGTTCTCCTGGTTGTCGAACATCGCGTCCACGCTCCCCGTCCCGTAGTGGCCGGTCGTGGCGAGCGCGACGACGCCCTGCTTGGTCTGCATGGCGGGCACGCCCGCGTAGTGCGCGGCTTCGCGTTTCTTGAGACGGTTGGCGCGGTCCGCGATCTGCTCGGCGGCTTCGGTGACCGCCTGGCGGGTCTCCCCGCTCTGGCGGATCGCTTTGAATCCGGCGTAGTTGAGTTTCACGTGGTTTTTGCCCATGTCAGTCCTCCTCGCGTGTGATGGTGACGGCCATCGGGTGGAATCCGGTGGGTGTCATGCCGCCGCCTGTGGTGGGCTTGGGGTCGCCGACCACGTGCCATGCGGTGCCGTCGCCTGTGGTTATTGTCGCGCCTTTGAGGCTGCGCGCCTCCCATGAGCGGCTGATGTACAGCGTGCGTGTCATGTGCGTGCCGGTGGGGCGTTCCGCGTCGCTGGGCGTGCTCTGCCCGCTGTCGGTGAGGATGCCTGTCGTGGCTTCCACGGTCGTGCGGGTCAGGTGCTCGCCTGTCGGCAGGAGCGCGTCGAGCGTGGTGCGGGTGCTGATGGTGATCGGTTCGCCGGTGATCATTCCACGCCGCCCATCGGGATCGTGAATGCCGTCTGCACGCCGATGCCGAGCGCCTGCTTCTCGGCGCGTGTGAGCCACAGGCTTCCCGCTCCGCCGCCGTCCGCCGAGCCCCATGTCATGCTTTCGCTGACGGGCCCGACGCTTTGCGTGCTCTGGGTGACGCCGCTCATGCCTGTGCCGGCGTCCATGCAGCGGATGACCATCGCGCACGTGATGCGCGTGAGGGTCTGTGCGCTGCATGACTTCCAGCGGCTTCCGGGCTGGGTGCGGATGATGTCGCTCGCGTCCGCGAGCAGGCTCGCGGCGCGCGTGGTCTCCTCGGTGGTGAGGGTGCGCCATCTGGCGGCGAGGTCGGCCGCCGTGGCGAACGCGTCAGTGTCTGCCATCGTCCGCCCCTACTATCACTCGCCGGTGGAGCCCGCTGCGGCCTTCACGATGGCGAAGCGCGCCGGGTCCACGTACCAGGCGTACAGCATCTCGAGACGGTAGGCGACCTGGTTGTGGCGCTTCAAATCGCCCAGGCCGTCGGGGTCGCCGTAGGTGATGGCCTCGAGCGGCAGGGTGCGCTGGATGCCCCAGTAGATGCCGTTCTGGAAGTCGCCGACGATCGCCTCCACGCCGGTCGCGGTCTTGGCCTCCGGCGCGTTGACCGTCGTGGTCACAGAGGCCGGAGTGCCCTTGAACGCGGTCACGTTGGTGCCGTAGCCCAACTCCGGGTAGAGCGGGTGGCCCTGCTTGTCACGGGTCGTGGCGAGTGCGAAGGCCTCGGGCTTGCTCAGTGCGATGCCGTTCACGTCGTAGCCTTCGCCGTCGTTGAGGACGAGGCCGATGGCCTTCTCGATGTCCGCGTCGGCGTCGCCCGTGTCTGTCACGGTCTTCGTGGTGGCGGTCAGGTAGTTCGTCCAACCGGTCATGGCCGCGCCGGTGCTCGGGTTGAGGCGGTGGAACACGCCGAGGTCGAGCGCACGGGAGAGGCTCACGGTCGCCGCATCGGCGACGGCCTGGTACACGCCCTTGAGACGGTCCTCGTCCGCCCAGAGCACCTCCTCGTCAAAGCGGACGGTCACCTGCGCCTTGTGCGGGACTGCGGTCACCGTGCCGAACTCCACGTCTGCGGGAGACTTCTCCGCGCCCTCCTCCACGAATTCCGCGCGCGGATGCTTCGTGAAAGTCACTACCTGCGTGTCGCCAAACAGAAGCGGCTTGCTTGCGGACAGGGCTGCGACGGCCGAGCCGGTCTGCACCTTGTCGATGATCTCCTGCGCGAGGTTCGCGGGCAGGGACAATGCGCCCGTGGTCACGGTTGTTGCCATGATGGCTCCTTACTTGTTGGTTTTCCGGGATTTAATGCCCGGCATGCTGGTTGACTTTCGTCAGGAAGTCGGCTGCGGTCGACGGTTGCGGTGAGCCTGGCTCGCGGGACTGGTCGCCCATGCCCGTGCGACGCTGTCCGTCCTGTACGAACGCCTGGAGCATCTTCGCGGCCGCAGTGAGCTTGTCCTCGCTGTCCGCGGCGACGATGCTGAGCACGTCCACGGGGATGCCGGTCTCGCCGCTGACCTTGCCGACGGTCTTCTCCCATGCCTGCGCCGCGGTCAGCTCGTCCAACCGGGCTTGCAACTGGTCGGCCTTCTCCGCTTTCTCACGCAGCCGGTCGGCCTGCTCTGCCTTCTCGTGGTTGGCTTTGGCGAGTTTCTCCCACTTGCGCGCCTGCGCCTTCCAATCGATCGCCGTGTCCGGCTGGGTGGCTTCGGTCTGCGTGGTTTCGGTTGCGTCGCCGTGCGGCTCCGTCTCCGTCACCGTCTGCTCTGCCGTCGTTGCTTCGGCTTGGTTCTCGGCCATGTCATGTCCTTCCTGACTTTGGTTCGCGCCCATGCGGGCGCCATTGCGCCGGCCATGCGGCCGCACGCCATCGGGCCATCCCCGGATTTGCACCGGGACGCGGGGCCATGGGCAACCCCGCGCGCACTCCACGACAGCCAAACACCCCGCCACACGGGGCGGGGCACGGTGTTTCAGGACTCCCCGCGGCCGTCGGCGACGAGTTCCGCGGCGCGGTCGCCCAGGTGGAAGCGGAGGCGCTTCATCAGCACGTCCGCGTACTCGCGGATCTCGTCAGCCCAGCGTTCAGGGCCATCATTTGCCGCTGCCGCGGTGGCCTTGGGCGGCTTGGGCGGTTTCCCGCCGCCTCCTCCCGCTTGCGTGGCCGGGGAGTCCGCGACGCCGCCCTGCGCGCGCATGCGCGCGAGCACGTCACGGTACGACGCGCCGGAGGGAAGGCCACGCGCCGCCTCCTTGTACAAGGCATCCAGCCGCTCGGGATCGTACCCGCTGAGCTTCGCCTCGCCCCACGACGGCACCGGCTCACAATCACAATGCGCGTGATACACGTTGCCAAGGCCGCCGCCCGCCGCATCCTCCGATGTGTAGACGAACCCGCGGCCGGCGAGCATCGTGCAGAACGCGCACGTCACGCGACCGCGCGGCACACGCGCCCACCTCGGGCGCGTCGGATCCGCGGCGATGTTCGCCATCTGCTGGCGTTGCGCCGCATGCGAGGCCATCTGCCGGAGGAAATCCGCGTACGCCTGCTGCATGTCATCCGGATTGTTCGAGACGGCCTTGGGCAGCAGGTCCATGATGGTCACGCCGCTGCGCGCCCTGCCTGCCATCACCTGCCCGTACGTCAGGCCGTTGTAGTCCGTGTTGCTGAAGCCTTTTTGCACGTCCCACATGACGCGCGTCCAGTCCTCCCGGTTAGCACCGGCGAAAGACGGGAAGTCGGTTCCCGCGGCCTCCTGCCACGCGGCGCGCTGCACGGCATAACGCGAGTCTGCAGCCTCCTGCGCGAGGCTGACGATGTCGCGCGCCGCGTCAGCGATCGCATCCGGGTCCGTGTATGCGAGGGAATGCTCCGTGTCGTCCGGGTCGAACAGGTCAGAGACCAGATCGTCCACGTAGTCGTCGATGGCCTGCATGGTCTTCCGGTAGTCGCCCTGGGATGCGGCCAGCTCCGACTCGAGCGTCTTGCGCGCGTCCGCGGTCAGGCTCAGGTGCGTCCAGTCCGCCATCGCACGCCTCCCCCACGTTCCTACTGTTGGCTGTCATCACGCAGCGAGACGGGCACGAGGCCCGTGAAGTCGATGCCGGTGAGGCCGAGCTTCGCCGCCGCGCTCTGCGGGCTCACGCCCGCGCGGATAGCGATGCCCAGGGCGTCAAAAGCGGTCTTGAGCTTCGCCGCGTCGTCCGCCTCCCCCCACGTCGCCCGTGGATTCGGGAGACGGAGTTGGCTGCGTGTCCGGCTGCTGCGAAAGACCAGACCCAGACGCCGCCTGCGGCTGTTGCGCGCCGCCCTGTGCGATGGACTGGCGTAGAGCGTCCAGATTCGCCTGCGCCCGCTGCTGCGTCTCGTAGGCTTTCACGCTCTTGATCTCAGCCTCGCTAAGTCCGAGGTGGCGGCGTCCCACGTCGCTCTTTACGACCGCCTCGTCGACGCTGCCGACCTTCGTCAGCCAATCCGCCTTGGCCGCGTCACTGCTGACGTTGACGGGCTCCCACACGGGGGTGATGCCGGACAGGTCCACGTCCGCGAGCCGCTTGTACCCGCCCTGCATGTAGACGGCGACGCGCAGCAGGCGCATGAGCTGCCCGGTGAACTCGCGGTTCTGCCGCTCGGCGATGCGTGAGAGCCGTTGTTCCGCCGCGTTGATGGCCTCCACGCTCGTCGGGTTAGACAGGCGGATGCCGAGCGCCTCGGCCGGGATGTCGGTCGCACTGCTGACCATCATCGCGATCGTCTCGAGCATGTCCGAGTACGGGGTCATGCTCGCCTGGCTGAGCTGCTGGATGGTGGGCACGAGACCGTCCTCGTCACGCGAGACGGCGTTGATGCTCGTCATCAGGCGGTTCCACTTGCTGCCCTTGAACGCGTCCGGGTCCAAGCCGAGGAACCAGATGCGCGGCGCGGCGTAGAATGCGCCAGCGGTGTCCATCTCGGTCATCGTCCTGAACCCCATGTCCGTGAGCGCCATGAGCGTGCGGCTGATTCGGGACCGTCCGAACGGCCGGTCGAGCTGCCTGTCGAATGCGATCGGGACGACCGGCGTGACCGGGCATGCGGGGTCGCGCCACGTGCATGCGGCGCTCCAGCCCGTCCCGTCCGCCGTCAGCTCCCAGGCGCGGCCGGGCAGCCACAAGGTCATCGCTGTCGCCCTGCCGAGCCTGTCGTTCTCGGTGACCGTCAGTGCGCAGCGGATTCGGTTGCGGCGCCTGTCCCAGACCGCCGCGCTCCAATCCGCGGCGCGGGCGACGACCTGCACGTCACGCGTCTCCGCATCCGGATACACCGTCAGGAACGAGCAACTGTGCTTGTAGGCGCTGGTGATGGCCTGCCCCATCATGGGGACGAGACCGACACGGTCCGCCAGTTCGACGACGCCGGGGTCGTCGACGTTGGGGTCGATGTTGAAGCCGGCGAGCACGCTCTTGTCGGCGAGGCTGCTGACCGCCTTGCGCGGCCAGTCCACCGGGCAGGAGGCATTGGCGCG